AGGTACAAGCTTTTCCATGTCGTCGGGCATCAACATCTTGTTGAATTCCGTCGCGAAACCGTAGTATTTCTTAGGCGGTGTGACATTGTTCACCACCTTCTCTACACGGTTCGCGATCGACGACTCGGTATTGGCGTCATGGATAGTGGGTGCCCCCGCAGGTGGTACGAGTGGGGGAGCGAGCAATCGAGCAAAAGGCCTGCCCGGATCCACGGGGTCGGTGCTGCGTGTATAGTTCACTACATCACCGAGCTCCGTGGGCCACCCAAGGAACCCCACAAGTGTATAGAGGTCCGGGGTGGTAACTTTCGCGTCGCAATGTTCGAGGATATTCTTAATACCCTGTACGCCTGGGTACGCGGTGGTGGCCTTATGATCTCGCGCGGCGCAATACGCCGAGAGCGGGATCGTCACGCAATCGCCGGTTGGTTCTTTACGGCGGATGCTGACGAACACCTCACGTTCACGTGCGATCGTTAGCGCAACGTAACCGTCAGGCGTGGCCACGGTTTCCACGCGATCCAGCGTCGGATAGTTATACATCCAACGCATAAGGAATGGCGGAACATAAGTGGTGAAGGATGGAGCAGCGATCACTATAGCGCGATTCATGGGGCCCGGGACAAGGTGCACATCATAAAGTGTGCATGAGAATGTATGCTCAACCATCATGACGTCCGACCTATAATTCCAGATACGGTGACGGTACGGTGCAGCGCCACAGATTTGCTCATTGTACACAGAGTCTTCATCAATGTACCAATAAGAATCTAGGCCCTTGCCAGCCACCGCGTCTGGGATGATGGTATATATCGCTTTCACCCCAGTAACTGAAAATAAGTCTTCAAACGGCTCATAATAGTCCGTGTCCACGTGCGCCTCTAGCTGCTCATCCGCGCGCGCATCTATGCGCGCCGATTGCTGTAAGTCCTTCACTCCATAATACAACCGTTCCCCAGACCAGCCGCGGGCATCTTCACGCTTGCTGGTGCTAACAGAGTACACGCCTACACCCAGTGCCTTAGCGTAGTTTTCGATCGTGTTCAGTGCAGCAACGCGTGCTGCCTGAGCAAAGGGGTGGGTGTGCAATGAGTTAGTCACACCGACCTCTAAATCGAATTCCACGCGGCGTGCCTTATCTA